CCCCGTTCCTAACATTATTCTTCTTACTTGTGTTATTCATTTTAACACAAGAGCGACAGCCAGCTAACAGCGTCTAGCAAATCTAACCTAACTCGTTGTTCAAACTCACCTACAATCGCAGGATTGAAATCAAAAGCTCTACAATAACTCAAGAGACTTTGGTTGGAGTAATCACCTGGAACAATAGGCAATCTCTCCAAGTCTCCTTGCTTCATCCAATAAGCTAATCCTCCCTGTAACTCGCCCTCTAGTCTGTCCTTCCCCATGGCACTCAGAGTTTCGTAGAAAACTCCGACTAAGGGACAAGCTGCGTACAGAGAGAGACCGCACATGCCGACATCTTTCAAATAGTTGTCATAATGTGCAACGCCTCTGGTTGATATGGCTATCATGTCCTTAAACACACTCACTGGTTTTCTAACCATCATCCATCCCATATCGAGGTGGACTGGTTTCATCTGACAAAACTCAATGTGTTCAACTACGTAGACTGGTGGTTCAGCTACCATGTTGAACCCATAGCTAACAAAGAATAAGTCGAAACCATCCAAGAATCTTGGTAGTTCCTTCAAATCCATGATCGCTACGGAGTCATCACCATTGTTAACTAATTTAAAATTAAGTCCTAAAACTTCCTTCCAATGTAGTAAAACGCTGGTCATCAAAATCACATTCCCAACAGATGTGTTCATATCACCGGACATTCTTCCAGTTGCTTTATATTCAAAATCGTAGGTATCACCTTTCCCCTTGCAATAATTTGCAAGTTGGTGCCGAAGCAAACCATGCAATTCGTGACACCCAGGAAACAATCGCTTGTAAACTGAGTGTTCAAACTGCAAAGCATGCTCAGACACATGTTGGTCAAACCTGCTAGCATCCAGCCCTACCGCAACTGGACAGGAAAAGGACTCCCATTTCCTCACTATCTGCCGAGCCATCGCTGGCAAAGTACAATGCTTAAAAACTGTTTCTTCTCCCCATAGTGCATCTATACCCTTGTAAATGGCCAGTTCATTATGTTTATTTATGTACTGACCAAGGAGTATGTTGTACTTAGGCGATCTTGGTGAGATGATTCTAGGGTCCTTATCCGAAGTTTGAACTAGTTCCCATTTTACAAAAATGTTAACATGTACATCCCTCGGGGAAAGTTTCCTATTATCAATCAATTCCTGAAGCGCTTCTGCGTAAACCTGGTATTTACCCTTAGGTCTACTTTCCACAAACTCCTCAGGAGTGATTTTCTTCACCTTGACAACCTGAGCCAACCGCCTCCCGATGCTCCATACGTTACCATACCACACAGGCTGGAGCTTCTTACTAGGGAAGAATTCAGATTTCTCCAAATCACCCATAGGTTGAAGCTCAAGTTTCGCAAGTAATCGTTTGGGTAGCCAATGGTATTTACCTATCAGCTTTCCGTACGAAAACCCGGGATTCTTTATCACCAGGACTCTGTTAACAATCCCGATAAACATATTGTGTGATGAAGAGTTAAAACAGCTCCACTGCCCAACGACAC